TAAGTGCAGCACCACCAGAGGTAGCTATTTGAGCACCAGACCAAGGAGAAACGAATGCAATGCAATCCTTTCTGCTATTTGCAACAGCAGCAACTGCTTGTGCTTTAGAAATTGTGTCTGCTTCGGTAGCAGCGTCACCACCCATTAGAACGAAGTCTACAGTGGTTTCTTCAGTGTCTAGGAATAGATCGTATCCTGCTTGTACTTCACCAGCAGTGTATGCATAGTCATCAGTACCACCAGATAGAGATCCACCAGCAGTAGACTTGATATATGCAATAACCAATGGAGATGCAGCAGTAGCACCGTAAGATGCAGCTGCAGCGCCAGGATCTTCACCAAGTGTACTAAACTCAGCAGAACTTAATCCTTGACCTGCATAAACAAATCTAGAAAATTCATTAACAGTATTTTTCCAATAAGAAGAAGCACCTTCAGGTGACTTAGCATCAGAAAGTTTTGAAAGATATGTCAATCTTTCGACAATGGTGTTTGATGTTTCATCAATAACAGCAACGTGTACTTCGTCAGCAGATAGATAACGCTCGGAAGCGAAAGCAGAAGTGCCAGGACGAGGAGCAATAGATTTATATGTTAAACCAGTTGATCCGATTGGAAGTGCGTTCCAGTCAGAGTTGGTGAAAGCAGACTTAGTGAAACTGTTACCAGTTACTGCAGGAGCAGCACCTTCTTTAATACCAACAGTGTTAGCATCAATAACAACAGTAACTTCGTGATCGTTAGCACCGTCATTAACTGTGCCACCAACAGCAAGACCGTGACCAGCTTTGGTCATCTTTGCATCTGCCACTTTATCTACAATAACAACACGAAGGTTGTTACCATCTGCGCCAGCATCTCTAGCAGCAAATTTTTCAGTAGTTACGCCTGCATCGAAGTCGTCCTTACTACCAACAAGAACTCCCGAACCAGAAACTGTTGCGTTTAGAACTCCAGTAGCTGCACGAACAACAGCTAACGTTCCACCATAACGAAGGAATTCGGATGCTATTAACCAATCAGAAGCGTTTGCCTCATCTGGTGCTCCAAATACATCAATAAGTTCTCTTTCAGAACCAATTTGTACAATTTTGCCTACTGGTCCTTTGCGGAATGAAGAGGACATAGCACCACGAAGGGCACTAGAACCAACTACAACTGCATTGGACAAATCACGTTCTCTAATAACAACACCAGGCGAGACTTGACTTGCCATGTTTTTTTACCTCTAGATATCAAATTTATCTAAATGTATTTAGAAATTCTTACTGCTCTAGAGGGGAAACAATGCATGAACAACCTACCAGTCTGGATATATCCAATCAGACAAAGATTGTTTTATTTTTCTAGAATTTAAAATTCTGTTGATCGTACAATCTTTACATTCATACGAATATGCTGATGGTAATCCTCTCTTAGATCTTCTAGTCATATAAAAATCTTCAATGAGATTCTTGTTTTTATTGCAAGACCTACATCGTCTTTCTTTAAAAAGAAGGTGTTCTAAACTGAACTGCTCCCCAATATCCATCAGTAGTTCCACATATATCCAACTTCTTCTTGCTTGTCTCCGTATGCCCACAGATCGCCTTCTGCATCCAGGAAGGTATCGTCACCCATGCCATCATCAATAAAACCAAAAGGAGACATATCCTGTTCAATTTGATTTCTTTGTTCATCGTAGATTCTCCTTCTAATATCTTGGTCAGTCATATCTTTAAAATATTCTTGCATGACTAACCATGCAAACAATACCATACACATTACAAGGTCATCATGATAACCTTCATCTGCTTCCCATGCTTGTTTCTTTTGTACAAACGTAGTTAGCTCTTGGAAAATTTGGAAGTCATTAAACAATAACTTATCTTCTTCAATAATAGCTTTGAGATTAGAGCAACCGATCTTCTTGACAGTTACACTCATCTTGACACCTAGTTGTGTTTTCGATCCTGAGAACCCTTGCCCTACGACTTGACCTGCTCTACCACGCATCGCACACATAAGTACGTTGGGATATTCAAGATCGTAATTAAGAGTAGCAGCGATAGAATCTCCAATGTCATTTACCTCTACTAGAATATACGGGTTGTTATATTCTTTTGCTACTTGAAAGATTACCGAGGGAAACAGTACAGGTTTAATCTCATTATTTCTGTACTTCGCAACGATCTGATACGGGACACTGGTGATATCAAACACGAGGAAAGCAGAATAGTCGCCACCAATTCCTCTGGCAACATCGACAGTAATAATATATTCGTGATCTTTTTCTGCTCTCTTATAAACGTCAAGTCCTGCATTGCTAGCTATGGGGTCATGGAATGGTATAGTTTGTAATTTGGATGGACTGATTAAAGTATCAGCAGATCCAAGGAAGTCACACTCAAACTCTTGTGCAAACTGTCTGGGTGAAGTATTTTTAATTGTCTCTTCTTTCCACTTAGCATCTCTGCCAGGTACTTGAGACCAGTGAACTTCATTTGTAGTATAATCATTTCTACCTCTACTAGCATCCTCCCACATCTTGTAGAAGTGATTCATGCCATTAGGCGTAGAGATAATAATTACTTTTGTTGATTTACCAGAAGTAATAGTAGGATATACTGATGCAAAGAATTGTTCTGCGACATGGTTAGGGACGAATGCAAACTCGTCAAGGAATAGAATGTTGAAGGACATACCTCTAACCGCACTAGCAGAGGTAGAAGCAGCCAATATTTTAGATCCATTTTCGAGTTCGACATTACCTTTGTTCCATACTAATATTCCATGTTGCATCCATTTAGGTAGATTCTCGTAGGCAAGTTGTAATCTTCCTAGCAGTTCCCTAGCGGTAGATGCCTTGTTTGCAAGAATACCAATGTTGACACTATCATAAAAAATTGCGTAATAAAGAAGATAGGCAACCACAGTGGTACTTTTACCTGTCTGTCTAGGTAGCTTTGCGATGTTGAATCTGTTTTCATGAAAATCATTTAGAATCTTTTTTTGAAAATCATACATGCTGAAAGGAACCAAACCTTCATCCAGCGAGATGATCTTGATATAGTTCATTGCAAAATAGATGGGATCACTCTTACACTTGATCCACTCATCAATTTGCTTTTTTGTAAACTGTATTGGGGTCCCAGCCTTTTTCAGGTTGGGATTACCCAAATATACATCATTACTTGCCACGACAAAAAATTAGTTCACTATTAATATTTAGAAATCAAAATTCTTATTAAGTTCTTCCATAGCATCTTTCTTTCCTTTGAGCATACCGTCAATAAAACCAGAACGATATTCCCAAGTTTGTCCACCCTCTTTCCCTTTCATGGGATTGATGCACTGATCGTTTCCATGCTTATTACAAACAAGACCAGCAAGATCAAGCTCACTAGAGTCAGATGAAGCTCCAGTACCACGCCAAACATGTGTACCATTGATCCAAGTTGCTCCACATTTTTGACATTCCTTTCTTTCCAGTTTTAAATTTGAAAATTCCATAATTACTCCTGTGCTTCAATATGAGTGAAAGTATAATCAGCAAGCATAGCAAATAATTGTTGCTTGATCATATGTAAATATTCTTGCTCTTCAGCGGGACGTGCAGGGGAGCCTGGCCACATTTCCAAAGAATAGCAGACTACAGAGTATAATGACTTAACGTCATGTATACCCATTCTAAATTCGCAATACCAATCCTCATCATAATCATAATTAGGATTTGTATTATTCATTCGATGTACTTTTCGATAACCTCTAGTTGATCATGCCAGTGTGAAATAGCACTGACTTCAGCTTCTAATGCAGACATAACATCTGGATGTTCTCCAATTCCTACAGGATTTTGAAGATAAACTTCAACATTAATTTTATGTTTTTCAATTTGACCTAAGGCATGTTGCTTAAGTGCGCTAATCATTTTGTCTCTCATATTATTTACTCTGTTAAAGTACCATGTTGTCTACGAATTTCGCGAAGTGCTTCTAAGTTCATATCTTTAGTGCCTCCGTCGTATGCATGAGCGAAACCTTCTGTAATCATTTGCTCGTTAAGGGACACACTGTCGTCCCCAATGTAAAGCCAACCCAGAAGACGCCCGTATTTGCCAGTGCCACCAACAAGTTCAGTCCTAACAGACAACTCATCATCACCAGCCAACGTGCCTTCGAGTTTCTCTTTGAGCCAGTTGGTTGCGTCGATTCCAAGTGCTTTCTCCTCTAGATTTCTCGTCCTTTTCTCTGGCGTATCAACTCCTGCAACTCTAACTCTTTCTTTCTTGTATAAATCAAACCCGAGGTCAATAGTGACATCGATAGTATCACCGTCAAGAACACGATTGATCTCCGTCACTCGGAAGTTGTAGCAGGACTTCCTGCTCGGTGGTGTCATTGCTCCCATCTTTTAATTCTGCAAAAGCTTGTCTTAGTATGTATATGACATAACCTAGTGCCATTCCAACAGCAATGATTACCATGATAATCACTGACCATACAGGATTATTGGCGTTCTCAAGTGGTCGTAGTAATAAATTCATTTCTTAACAGGCCAAGTAATTTCCATTCCTATCGTGAGTAATAACACAAAAGAGAATACGAATATACCACTTATCATTTGTGTCCCTTTGCAAAAGGTTCCCAATGTTCCCATCCATGTTTATGGACGAGATCCATTCCTATAATAGGAATTACTACTAATGACAAAGATAGAAATCCAAGTGACCATGAATTATCCATGGTGTGTCTAACAAATAATAAAATATGATGTGTCATCCTGCATATGCCATCGAAGGTACGTAAGCAATCATTGCTACAATTAATATCAACCACCATCCTTGTAGTAGATATTTAAATTTGAATGTTTTTGATTTATCCATTATCAATATCCTATGGTTTGCAGTAGTCAATAAAATGAGGATGCGCTCTTAGGAGAGCTACATCCTCTTT